GGCTATGACCCGGTGCATATTCAGTATCTACCGCCAAGCGAGGAATATGATGGGGATGGATAACGAACAAAAAATGGACAGGATTTTGGAAGGGGAGTCGCAAACCGTGCCCGAAAACAATTGGGGAGCCCTCTGGGCCCGCAACTAAGCTAAGGGGCTATACAAGGAACTGCACGGGATTTACATCCCTATACGGCAGTCACCTGTGGCGGACTTTTCATGCTTTGCCCGCAGAGACTTCGCAATCAACGAGTCGCAAAGGCGGGCAAACATGAAAACACAGAGGGGCGACCAGGGGCGGACGAGGCAAGCCACCCAGAAAGTTTGAGCCATGAGCGATTACGATAGCACAGCCGATACTCAAGATCACATTAGCAAGGTGCAATGGCGTCTAAAGCAGATGCGTGACCAGCTATACCTACGCGGCGAGGTGCATGACTTGAGTAAGCTGCGTGAGCCAGAGAAATCTATTTTTGATGTGATGACGCCACGACTCAAAGAACTTACCTATGGCAGCTATGAGTATCAAATGGCGCTCGGCGAGATGCACGAAGCTTTGGCACACCATTACCAGGCCAACAGCCACCATCCTGAGCATTATACCCGTGGCATCGACGGCATGAGCTTACTCGATTTAGTAGAAATGTTGTGCGATTGGAAGGCGGCAACGGAGCGAGTCGCTGATGGCGATATTGTCAAGTCGCTGGAAATCAACAAAGCGCGTTTTGGCATATCTGACCAACTCACCGCCATCTTGCTTAATACAGTGCTTGATATGAAGTGGCAATATAACGAAACCTAAGCCGGTTCTGGTGTTCTCTTGGCTAATTTAGCCTTATGTACTGGCGTAATGACGACCAGTTTACCGTCAGCGATTTCTTCGATGACGCGCCGCCAGGAGTAGGTATTGACGGCAGGGCCACGCGTAGCAATGGCGCCCAGGCGTTCGGCCAATGCTTCCCAGGCCGCCCATTGCTCAGGAGTCATGGAGAGGATGCGTTGTTCGTAGATGGGTATCATTGATATCTCTAGTTTAGATACGATTCTGCGATCCATATATCACGAATGGATTACGCCAATCAAGTATGAAACCTTACCATAACAATCCGCGCCGTATCTCAGACAAGCAACTAGCCGACCTATCTACCTGGCTAGCTGAACTTGGCGACCTATCCGGTATCGTACATGACCTCAATAGTGATCAAGTGATCGGCGGCAACCAACGTAGCAAAGTCTTTGACGTAAACGCCTGTGAGATTGTGCTAACTGAACAGTACGCCAATCCTGACGAGCAAGGCACAGTCGCACTCGGCTACATTCTTTGGCAGGGCAACAAGTACGCCTATCGTCAAGTACGATGGGATGAGCGGCAATGTGAATCGGCTAATGTAATTGCCAATCGTGCAGGCGGCGAATGGGACTTTGAGCTTCTCGCCCAAAATTTTATGGTGGATGACCTCTTGGCGTGGGGCTTTGAGCCGGTGGAGTTAAACGGCATGGTCGTTCCCAGCTTTGAGCCGGTGGACGAAAGTGAGCAACCGCGCCTTGACCAGCGGTCGCCGATCACGTGTCCGTATTGTCAAATGGAGTTTATACCCAAATGAGCGTGGATTTACGCGTAGATTGGTGCAGCTATGAGGCGGCGAAGTACGCCGTGGAGAAGTGGCATTATTCGCGTTCCATGCCTGCGGGAAAAATGGTAAAGGTGGGGGCGTGGGAAGATGAGGTATTTATTGGTTGCGTCATGTTTGCGTGGGGTACGAACAAGAACATTGGCGATCCATACTGTTTGAAAATGACAGAGATATGTGAATTAGTCCGTGTTGCCCTTACCCAACATACATCACCCGTTAGCCAAATTGTGACAAAGGCCATTGATTTACTTAGACGGCAATCTCCTGGTTTGCGGCTCTTGGTAAGTTATGCCGACCCTGGACACAAACATAACGGAGCGATTTATCAGGCGATGAATTGGGTGTATGTGGGGATGCCAAGCGGAACAATAAAGTGGCGCGCCAATGGTCAGCACAATCGAAAATTTGGTACGAATAAGTCGAGGGCCATCGCCGCACTTGGCCCTAATGTCGTATTTGAGTATGACGTTGCCAAGCACAAATATCTCTACCCGCTTGACCGTGCCATGCGCAAGCAAATCGCACCACTCGCCAAGCCGTATCCAAAGCGTACATGCGGGCCAAGTGTCGAAGGTGACACGTCTGACGACCAGTTAGAAGGGGCAGGTTCAATCCCTGCGACCCGCTCTGCATTCGCGAAAATTCCGAATGAGTAGCAAGTACACAGCGCAGCAGTTTTTGGAGGTGATTCCCGGTAGCGGTGGCATTGTCTCAACCATAGCGAAGCGGCTCGGCTGTGATTGGCATACTGCTGATACCTATATCAACACGCATCCAACCGTCAAAGCCGCCTATGAAGCTGAGCGCCAATCTATCCTTGACCTCTGCGAATCAGTCGTCTTTCGCAATGTACAGATAGCGCAGGAGTCACAGCGCAACGGCACTGTAGGCGATACGTCAGATGCTAAGTGGGTACTATCCAGGCTCGGTAAAGAGCGCGGCTATACGACAGGGCATGAGGTAAGCGGGCCGGAGGGTGGGCCAATCATCTTTGAGGTAATTTACGGTGACGACAAGACTTAAAATACGTCTACATGAACCGCATAAGCAACAAGCCGCCTTTAAGCATAGCCATGCAGGGCGTAAGGTGATTGTTGCCGGCAGACGTGGCGGTAAGACAACGGGTGTAGCTGACGTCGCCATTGAAGCTATGTTGCAAGGACACCGCGTACTGGAGGCAGCGCCTACGGCTGACCAGACGACGGCCTTTTGGGATACGTGTAAGAAGGCTCTGGCTGAACCGATTGCAGCAGGGGCTATCTATAAGAATGAATCAAGCCGCCTCTTGGAAATGCCAGGGGGCAAGGGGCGTATCCGTTCTAAGACAGCCTGGGATGCTGATAGCTTACGCGGCGACTATGCTGACCTACTCATCCTGGATGAGTACAGCATCATGCATCCATCGGCCTGGGATGAGGTAGGCGCGCCCATGCTCCTGGACAATGGCGGCGATGCCATCTTTATCTTTACGCCCAAACGTAAGAACCATGCTTTCCAACTCTATCAGCGCGCCGTTGGCGATGATACGGGGCGTTGGGCAGCTTTCCACTTTACGAGCCATGATAATCCCTTCCTGGATAAGACGGCTCTAGCTGAAATCACACAGGATATGGGTGAGGAAGCCTATCGCCAGGAGATTCTAGCTGAGTTTCTAGAGGGTGAGGGCGCTGTATTTCGCAACATAGAGGCTTGTATGCACGCGCCTACTACCACGCCACACGCCCATCGTGAGCATACGCTCGTCATGGGCGCTGACTGGGGCAAACAGGCTGATATGACGGCGCTATCGCTCGGCTGTGTGGAGTGCCGCGTAGAAGTGGCGCATGACAGGTTTAATCAGATTGACTATGCCTTTCAGCGCGCACGGCTGACCAAGCTCGTAGAGCAATGGGGCGTAGCGGCTGTACTCGCTGAATCCAATGCGATGGGCGATCCGATTGTCGAGGAATTACAGCGCGCCGGCCTACCTGTGATTGCCTTTCAGACGACGGCCGTTAGCAAGCCGCCCCTGATTGAAAACTTGGCCCTGGCCTTTGAGCGCGCTGAATGGCAGTTTTTAGCTGACCCGATTTGGACAGGTGAGTTAGAGAGCTATGAGCGCAAGGTAAGCGCCTTGACAGGACGTAGTAGCTATAGCGCGCCAGAGGGCTTACACGACGATACCGTGATGGCGCGTGCGCTCATGCTCTGGCAAGCTACGAATAGCAGCGTAAGCCTCCTGCTCTTTGGCGGCGGCGAATGAGCTTTGATGCGCCAACCCGCTTATGGAAAATAGAGATTCACGAACCAGGATCAACCTTGCCATTTGATTGTACGCTTTGGATTATCGCCCCTGATCTCCCTGCCGCTTATGCAGTTGCCCGGACATGGATGTTCTC